CTGGGAATAATCTTAAATTTTAATATAAGGTATTTTACAAATGGCTACATTACAAACCTATACCGTTGTTGGTATGGCAGAAGATGTTTCAGCAACTATTGCGAACATCAGCCCGACCTCAACACCGTTCCAATCTTTGATTAAGTCAGAGAAAGTCCATGCTCGTACTTTTGAGTTCATGGAAGACTCTATCAGAGCAGCAGGCGTGAATGCGCTAGTGGAAGGGGCAGATGCCTCAACTATCACAATTGGTGAACCAACCCTGCGTAGCAACACTACTCAGATCGTTGGTGAAGCCTTTAAAGTGGCTGCTACTGTTGACGCGATCAAAACTCATGGCCGTGCAAAAGAAACTGCATACGCATTGGCTAAAACCCTGAAGGCTCTGAAACTGGACGTAGAAAAAGCGTACATTGGAGTTGATCAAGCTGTAGTAGCAGGAAACGCAAGTACTGGCCGCAAGATGGCTTCTGCTTCTAACATGATCTCTACTGCTTTGGATGCAGGCTCTAATGCAACTGATGCTTTAACTGAAGCTAAGTTACTGGCTCTGCACCAAACTTGTTATGAGAATGGTTCTGATCCATCAGTCTTGATGGTCAAGCCTGCTGATGCTTCTATCGTTGCATCTTTTGCTACGGCTTCATCTCGTCAGCGTGACATTGCTGCGAGTAAGACGCTGACCAACGCAATTGAAGTATTGGTCACTCCGTTTGGTACTGTTCGCGTTTTGATCAACAGATCAAACCTTGCGACACACGCCTTCTTGATTGATCCATCCATGTGGAAGCAGGCGGTACTCCGTCCGTTTACTCGAACTTTACTTGCCAAGAATGGCGATGCTGACACTCATTTTGTTGTTGGTGAAGTCTCTTTGAAGCACAGTAACTTTGGTTCTTGTGGAAAGATTACTGGCTTAAGTTGATAGCTAAGTAGTTAAGTAAGTGATTGGCGGTGGTGCTAGAGATTTGGGTTTTGCTCTCCTTAACTTTTCTCTGGCATCACTGCCTTTTTTATGTTTTTTAAAAGGAGAAGCGAATGTCTACTAATGGCACCCCCACGTTACATGAAGTACAAAATAAAGTGTTGCTCGATGCTGATGATCACAATTTCACTATCGAACACACACAGCATATTTCTCAAAACTTTCTAGACCGCCTTAAGGTACAACGAGAAGATTCTCTTGGTCAATCTGAGGGCGATTACATGAGCGTTGCTCAAGTGCCTGTAGCTGTTCATGAGCAATGGCTAAGAGAAGGTTTTGACATGATGACAGCCCCTGCCAACGAAATCGTTGCACGGCTTAAACAGCAGCAGTTAGATGCCTTTATCACAACGAAAAAACAGGTATAAACCATGAATTACGGAAGTATCAGAACTCATTTTAAAGCGTTACTTAATCGCTCAGACATAACCGATGCACTGGCTGATACTTTCATTGACCAAGGCATTACCAGAATCCAGAGAACACTGCGGATTCCTTCTATGGAGACTCAGAACACATACAGCTTCTCAGCCCAGACAGCAAAAGTGACACTCCCTGCAAATTTCTTAGAAGCAATAGATGTGTACTACAGCAACAGGGCGCTTACGCGGCTTCCTATGTCCGATATGCAGGATCATTTGAAAAACGGTGAAACTGGTGACCCTTACTATTTTGCGAGAGAAGGAAGCAGTCTACTGTTATCCCCACAGCCCTCCAGTGGAAGCCTAGTACTTAACTACTATGCCTCTTTTGAAGAGATGGCTACAGACTCAGCGGAAAGTATTCTGGCACAGATTGCCCCAGATTTAATCATGTATGGCGCTCTGACATACGCAAGTGACTATTACCTGGACGAGCGTTCAGAGGTGTTTGAAGGCAAGTACATGACGTTCATGTCTCAGATCCAAGAGCAAGCTAATGACCAGGAACTCACTGGCTCTATACAAAGTATACGCCCTTCTTACCGACTCTAGTGGATACCTAAAACAAATGACAAAATCATCTTTTTTCAGTGGCACTGGTGTCTCAACTACGAACACTAATGCAATAGAAAACTCAGTAGAAGCTGCCGCAGCTTCAGCTACAGCAGCGTCCACATCGGCCACTTCAGCATCAGTAAGTGCTACGTCAGCGAGTTCAAACATTGCGGCTAACCAAGCGTCTGCCGCAGCCTCTGAAGCATCCAAAGTCACAGCGGTTGCAGCTAAAGTCACAGCGGTTGCAGCCCAAGCTGCCGCACTAACAAGTGCTAATAATGCCTCTACTTCAGCTACAGCAAGTGAAGCATCAAAAGTCACTGCGGTTGCAGCACAAACTTCAGCGACAGCCTCGTCTACAAGTGCAGCCACGAGTGCTACAACTGCTACAACCAAAGCTGCTGCCGCCAGTATCTCCCAAGCAGCGGCTGCAACTTCTGCTGCTAATTCCCAGAGTTATGCGGCTGTATCACTGCCTCTTAGCGGTGGAAATTTGACAGGAAACCTTGGGTTACCAGTGAATGGCAAACTCATTTTAGGAAGTAGTACCAGTAATTCTCTACAAGTTTACAACGATGGCTCAAACTCTATAATTACTGAGAGTTCCGCAGGCAGTCTATTGCTCAGAGGTAACAATCTGTATCTTCAAGATGTCTCAAATAATAACTATGTCCAAGCACTCTCAGGTGGGGCAGTAACTCTATATGACAACACTGGAGGCTCACCTAGTCCGAAAATTTCAACGTCAAGTTCTGGTGCAAGCATATCGGGTAATATCGCGGTCACAGGTACAGTAGATGGACGCGATGTAGCTACCGATGGTACTAAGCTAGATACCATTGAAACATCTGCCACAGCCGACCAAACAAATGCAGAGATTCGTACAGCGGTAGAAGCTGCTAGTGACTCAAATGTATTTACGGATGCTGACCACAGTAAACTTAATGCTATTGAAGCTAGTGCAACTGCTGACCAAACAAACGCAGAGATTAAGACTGCTTACGAAAGCAACTCAGATACTAATGCTTTCACAGATGCTGACCATACTAAGCTAGATGGCATAGCGGCCAGTGCGAATAACTATGTACTGCCAAGCGGTTACGCGACAGAGACTTATGTGGGTACACAGATAACTGCACTTGTTGATTCATCTCCTGCAACTTTGAATACCCTAAATGAACTAGCGGCTGCTTTGGGAGATGACCCTAACTTTGCTACAACTACAGCTAACTCAATTGGTACTAAGGCGGCTTTATCTGGTGCGGCTTTTACTGGCGCAATCACTACCAACTCTACGATTGACGGAAGAGATGTAGCGGCTGATGGCGTAACGGCTGACGCGGCATTGCCCAAAGCGGGTGGAGCGATGACGGGCAACCTGAATCTAGGCGATAACGTCAAGGCTACGTTTGGTAACGCTGTTGGTGGGGACTTACAGATTTATCATGATGGTTCTAGTAGTTATATTTCTGATGTAGGAACTGGTAATTTAAAAATAAAAAGCAATGGCGTTGCCACTCAAATCCTTGATGGTTCTAGTTTAAACTTAGCTGTATTTAATTCAGGAAATGGACAGGCTCAACTTTATAATGTTAATAGTGGCACATCAACAAAACGTTTAGCCACCACCTCCACAGGCATAGACGTAACTGGCACAGCCACGATGGATGGGCTTACTGTTGATGGTGCTTCGCTAGTCACTGGTGGTTATGGTTCAACTATACAACCATCTGCCATAACTGGTGTTGCTACCCTCAGCTTGAAATCAAATGCAGGTTCGTCAGGCGGTTACGACAGACCTGTCATCAAGATGAGGGACGCGGCCACAACTGGAGGCTTTAATATTAAGCTCTACGGGGATGGTGCAAACGCATTACAACTGGAGCAAGTAGTCTCAAATGTAGCAATAAAAAGCTTTAAGGCATCAACAGGAGGAGACATCAGCTTCTACGAAGACACAGGAACAACGCCTAAGTTCTTCTGGGACGCTTCTGCGGAGTCTTTGGGCATTGGTACTAGTTCGCCTAGTGCCCGCTTAGAAGTAGGTGACGGAGTTAGTTCTGAAGCAATAAAAGTTAATGCGGGTGCAGGATGGGCGGACGTTAGGTTGCATAGTAACGCTACTAACGGTGGTAGTATTTATTTTAATGATGGGGCTGACGCAGGACAGCTTTTCTATTACCACGTTGATGATTCTATGCGGTTCCATACTGCCACTACAGAACGCATGCGCATAGACTCCAGCGGTAATGTGGGTATTGGCGCTACATCCGCAAACAGCTCAAGACTCCGCTTAGATAACGGAGGCACTTCAGGCGCACCGCAACTTATGCTTACTGCTACAGGCGCTAGTACTCAAACAGAGATACGCCACGACACTTCAAATAATTTAATATTTGATAATTGGAACAGTGGGCGCAACGAACGCATGCGCATAGACTCCAGCGGTAATGTGGGTATTGGTACTAGTTCGCCTAGTAAACGACTTGAAATTTTAGATTCAACAACAAGTCCGTCTAGTTACATTCAAGGAATTAGACTTACTGGAAACGGAGGGAATTATTACGACATAGGGCGAGTGGCTGGAACAGGAGAATTAACGGTAAGTGGCAATCAGTCAGGTGTTCCGTTAATGACTTGGGTGCAAAACGGCACAGAACGCATGCGCATAGACGCATCAGGCAACGTGGGTATCAACCAATCTTCACCTAGCAGTTACTACGCTAAAAACTTAGTTGTTGGCGCGGCTACTGAGGGCGGTATCACAATCGCATCTAACGCTACTACGGCGTGGGCTTATTTGATGTTTGCGGATGGAACATCTGGCAACGACGCC